ATGCTGAGATGTGGTGTCGCACTAGCACCACGCGCGATCTTGAAACAATCGCGCGCCGATACAAACAAGAAGGGGAATCGTTCTTAACGATTACCCTCCCATCCTTATGCTCGGGCTTCGAAAGAAGCCTGGCACAGGGTTGGATGGACCACACTATGTATCCTGGTTTCAGGCGACATATAGCGCTCCCTCGATTTCTCGAAGGTTTGCTTGGTCTTGTGTTTGATCGGTATAGTGGTCGGTTAGTTGAGGAACCGTCGCATACTGCGATCTTCTTTGTGCGGCAAATACTACTGCTACATAAGAAGGTCCTTAACCCTTGCAGTGATGCAAGAGAAAGAAAAGCGTATGCCCAGTTCCTTGATTGTGAAAGGGAAGTCCGCGAATGGGCTAATGACGTTTCAGAGCGAGATTTATCTCGGTTTGATCGCGTTTCTAGCCTTCTTTGGGGTCGTATTGGCAGCCACCTTGACCATTTGGTTTATGATGGCTCTATTACGCCCCGTCACGGACCAGGTAAAACCGCTGATCGATCATCCGGTAACGGTAAATTCGACAACGGTACCTGGTACACCCGTCTTGAGGAGCACTTCCCCTCAGGAGACTTCAGAATAGCCAATAGTGGCTTTTTTGAAGTTTTACAGGGTGTTACTTACCTTGAACCCGGTTCAGAGATCCCTGTTAAAGTGGTCTCCGTTCCTAAAACGTTAAAGACGCCGCGTATCATTGCCATTGAGCCCACGTGTATGCAATATACACAACAGGCACTTATGGAAGTGATTGTGGATACACTCGAGAAGGATGACTCCCTCAAGGGTGCTATCGGCTTTCGTGATCAAGTTCCAAATCAGGAGCTTGCACGAGAAGGTTCTTTCAAGGGTCGTCTTGCGACGATTGACTTGTCTGAAGCTTCCGATCGCGTCTCTAATCTGCTCGTTTGTAGGATGTTACAGAACTTTCCTCACCTTTCTGGTGCGGTTCAAGCCTGTCGTTCTACTATGGCAGACGTTCCTGGCCATGGTGTTATACCATTGACCAAGTTCGCGTCTATGGGTTCAGCGCTTTGTTTTCCGATTGAGGCTATGGTCTTTTTGACCATTGTCTGTTGCGGATATGAACAAGCGCTTAACCGGCAGCTAACTAAGAAATCACTATCTACATTTCTTAGAAAGGTGCGCATTTACGGGGACGATATCATTGTTCCCGTGAAATATGTGCGTTCTGTTGTGGCTAACCTAGCCCTTTATGGGTGTAAGGTTAACACCGCGAAGTCTTTCTGGACTGGTAAGTTCAGAGAGTCTTGTGGTAAGGACTATTATGGAGGGAGTGACGTTTCCGTTACATACCTCCGTAGGAATATTCCTTCACATCAGAGTGACGTCTCTGGGATGATCTCAATGTTCTCCTTTAGGAACCAGCTTTATAAAGCAGGCCTTTGGAAGACTGTTGAGGTCCTAGACAAGCACATGAGGAGCCTAGCCCCTCTTCCTGTCGTTCTAGAAAGTTCCCCAGTACTTGGGAGGAATTCATTTTTAGGGTATCAATCCCCTAGAATGTGTCCAACCCTTCATAGCCCTCTTGTCAAGGGATATGTTGTAAAGGCAATTTCCCGGAAATCTAAGATTTCAGGTGAAGGTGCCCTACTGAAGTTCTTCCTCAAACGTGGGAGCGATCCCATCTTTGACCCGAAGCACTTAGAACGTTATGGACGTCCTGAGTCCGTCGACATCAAGATCAGGTGGGCCTCTGCGGTTTAATTATCTGCAGAGGAGGCAGTTAGCGCGAGCGCTGCACAGAGGGG